GAAAGATTAATAATTCCAGCTTCTGTTGCGCGAATACCAATATTGCGTAGATGCACATTATCGTCATTCGCTAATTCTAAGAACAAATATGGATTTCTACGTGCAAACACAAGCAAATCTCGTTTAAGTTCTTTAGAACTCATCTGTGTTACTTTAGATCCGATTTCTGCACGCATAATAGCTTCTGCAATATCAATATCCATAGTTTGAGCGGTGTTCATAGCTAATAATTCTGTTTCAATCATATCAACCTCTTCAATAGCGTCTTCTTCTGGCTTGTGTTCTACAATGCGCCCATCTAAAGTCATTGGGTGATAAAGTGATAAAAACTTTTGCAAAACAGGGTTTTCTTTTTCAACAAAAAGATTTCCGTTTTCAAAATAAATTCTACCTAAAGTTACCGCGCCTTGCTGTTCGTCTACAAAACAAGATTGTTGATTTGTAGCATATCTTAGCTCTCTATTGTATCCTTTTTCTTTATCAAAATAAAGTAGCGGTGAATTTTGTGAATGTCGAGATTGTATAACATGTATCATAGGTGTTGAATTACCTGAAAGTTGATACAATCTATCTTTAAATTCCCATTTTTGTTTTGTAGGCTTAGCAGGCATTGGTGGAGTTTCATCTGTAAATGTTACCTTTGGTGCTTCAACCTGTGCAGGCGTTTCTTTTTTAGCCGGTGCCTTTTTAGCCGGCGCTTTTTTAGCTTGTGCCATGATATAATATAATTAAATAAAAGAAAATATATCCCCCAGCCACAGCCGGGGGATAATATTATGTGTGTATTATTTTTTCAACAATACGAAGTTATTAGCTGCTTGAACACAAAGAGCGCGCTCAGACAAGTAATGAACTTCCATTTTATCGTCTGCGCTGGTGTAGTTACCACCCACAGAACCAGTTACCCAAGACTTAAAGCGACGGTCGTCAGCTTGTGAAGCACGGTAACGTACGTGTAAGAATGGACGAGAAATGTTCTGTCCTAAGATTTCATCATATACAGATGAAGTTCCAGCTGGAACAATAATACCTTGAATATTATCAACTAATCCACGAGTGGTAGAGTCATTCAGGTATTTCCAATCTGTTTTGTAGAAATCGTAAGAACCACGACGGAAACCTGTAAACCCTAGGTTTAAAGCAATTTCCTCGTCGTTTTCAAACACCCCATAAGAAGTACCACCAGCACCGTAAGAGTTTTGAGCAGCCAACATGTTATCCAACTCCAATGCTTTAGCACGGTTTAAGAACATCATGTTTTCCTCAATAGCTCCCTGCTTGTCTAGTTGCTTAAGGATGTCGTCAATTTCAGTAAGACCACCAGCACCGTCAAAATCAGTACCTGTGTATACAATACCACGGTCTTCAACAGCCGCGAACAAACCTTCAGATCCGCTAACATTAACAGCTGCACCTGTGATACCAGCATTTGTAGCTTTTTCTGATTCGACCATAGCCATTTCTAATTGGTCCATAAAACGCAAGCGAGACTCGTGCTCAGACTTTAAGTACCACATGTAGCCGCTAGTGCCCATTTCAGTTGTCACCTCAATCCAACCGATTGACGCAACGTCTGAACCATCAACAGCAAACTTATCACGAAGGATAATCGGCTTGTTGTCGAAAGTTTTAACAGGGGCGGTTAAAGATACACCTGAATCACCAGATCCTTTCGCGTATTCAGAACCGTATACAAATACAGAGCAATTTGTAGTGCCGTCAGCGCCTACTGAAGTTAGATCAGTTGCAGTGTAAGGCTCTACAATAAGGTCGGTATTGGTAGAATCTGGCCCCATAACGCGACACTTTAATGCGTTAGATCCTTTAGCTAAAATAATAGTAGCGCCGGTTGGAATAGTGCTAGCGTCAGCTGAGCTATTAAAACGCAATACACCGCCATTATGAGTAACGCCTCCAATAGCAGCGCCACCGTCAGCATCTTCAATCTCTACGTCATTAAACGCTACGTGCAAACGACCTTGCTCTGACCAAATGATACGGTCAGAAGACATAGGCATTTCAGCGCCTACCATTTGCAGGAATCCAGAAATAGTACGCTTGCCAAAACGCTCTACTTCTTTTTCATAAACTTCTGGAAGATATTGTTGCGTCCAAAAATTTGCTTGTGTTAAATCGAGGTAGTTATCCCCGCTAACAGACTTCGTTGAGCGTGGAGATACGCCCGAAGGAAGATTGTTACTTGTGTCTAATGTTGCCATTTTTTAATAAGTTTAAATGGATTATTTATTTTTAAAACGTGTTCTAAATGAAACATTTTGCCCTTCATCTACCGTGCGTACGTTAAAGCCATTACTAGACGCAGAATTATCATAAACCCCTCTCGGGCTCATATCTACGTTTTTTGCTTTAGCGATACTATTTTTAAGAGCATCGGATTTACCTTGCTCGTAAAAATGTTGCGCTATTTGATCGGCATTCATTGCTGTAAACAAAGATTTATGATAGCCCTTAGCATCTGACAATTCCCCTTTTTCATTCAAGAACTTCTTGGTAAAGTTGTTAATGTCGCTTTGAGCATCCTTAACCTGGCCAGCGTTTTTCACATTAAAGCGAAATTTTTTGTCCCCAACATTAAAATCAAAACCTTTGAAATTGTTAAAAACTTTATCGCTTGCTGATTTAAACTGTGTAGCCTGCTTCTCAGCTATTTCATTTTCTTTATTATAACGATTGAAAAACTCAACCGCTTTTTGCTGTTCTGGATTTAAGCGTGATCCCGCTTTAATCTCATTGTAATATTTATTTTTAAGACCTTCTAAGTGGTTTTTAGCATTTGCAACGGCTTGCTTACGCTCTACTTTTTTACGTCTTATTTCTTTTTCGTCATCCAACTCTTCATCGTACGAAAACTTATCTTCCATTATAAAGTTAATGTCTTCGTTGTCTAGATTCGGATTGGTATTTCTATAATATTCGCGAAGTAGAGCATCTTCATTTAACGCGGCATAATCAGTATTAAGCCTTACGTAGTCCTCTAAAGTACCGCCTGTTTCGTTAATAAACTCTACTACTTTTTCAATGTTTTCAGGAAGAGGCTCACCTGTTTCTTCAGCTTTCTGTACAGCTTCTGCAACCTCTTGCTCAGTAGCTTGCTCTTCAACTTCATCGGCTTCTTCTTCTGCTATTTCTTGCAGTACAGCCTTCTCTTCGGTTTCTTCAACTACTTTTTCTTCTTCGGTGTCCCGTACTTCTTCAACCACTTCTTGGCTACTTTCTTCGTTTCCGGGTTGTTCGACAACAGCATCGCTGTCATCTGTGCTTTGCTCTTGAACGGCATTTTTTGTAAAATCTAATTTAATGTCGCCGTTGTCGTTTACTTCGACTGCGGGTTTAATTTCTTCACTCATGATAAAATATTATATAATTATATACTGTTATTATTACTTAGGATCGAAAGTACCTAAACCGAAACCACCGCCAAGTATGTCGTTACCAGCAGATTCAAAGTTTTTAGGCGAGGTTTCTTTCTTTCTTTGGTCTATAAGTTCGCTTTGTTGAGTAGCTTGAATTTTTGTTCTTTCGTCTTTACGGTCTTCTTTTTCTTTTGTATTAGATTTAGCAACCTCAGCTTCCATGTTTTTTATCTTCATGTTAAAGTCGAACTCAAGTGCCATTAATTCTTTTTTAGCCATGACCTCAGCTTCCATTTTACTTGCGTCTAACTGTGCCTTCATTTGCTCTAGCTGCATTTTTGCCTGTGTGCTAGCTTGCGTTTTTTGTATTTCTAGCTGAGCCGCTGCTTGTTGCTGCTGCGCGTTGGCCTGCGCCTGCGCTTGCATATTTTGTTGTTTTGCAAGTTGGTCTCTTTGGAACTTCTTTCCTTTGCGTATTTTTAAAACTTGGTTAGCTGTTTTAATATTTTTAACCTCTCTAATATCTATAGCGTCATCTAAATCAATTAAGCCGGCAGATAAAGCTGTTTGTATATTATTTTCCAGCCTAGCTTTTTCTTCATCGTCTGGAGCAAGCTCTAAGAATATACCAAAGTCGT